AATTGTGGCGAGACTATGTCCCGCCACAAAAAATTACGATTAACTTGCTCCTGAAGATCCGAAGATACCTCTATAGTCAGATACACCGAATCTGTATCTTTCTCTAGCTTTGTATCTTACGTTTCCAGTATCAAAATCACCTTCCATAGCTGTTCTAATAGGTGTTCTTTCAAAATACTTCATTCCGTTAGGAACATCAGTAATGAAGAAGTACGCATTAGGATCAGTTAAGAAATTGTTCACTCTGTAACCTTGAGGAACCATTCCCATAGAAACGATTGCATTGATATCGTTATCAGCAGTGCCAGTTCTACCTTGAGACTTCATAAGTCTTTCAGCTTGGAATTGAAGCTCAGAAGGAACGATCATTTTCATTCCTCTAGCAGCAATTTTAAGACCTCTTTCGTCAGTCATTGCAGCGATGTCAATTAAAGACTGCTCCAATGAAGTTTCGTTAAGGTCAGCCTGTGTAGCCAAAGTGTTTGACACAGTTCCAGCGATCGTTGGGTGAGCTGTACTAAATAATTGTACACCATCTCCAGAAGTGAAACCACCTCCGAAACCATTGATCAGTGGATTTACTGATTTGATTTGTTTAGTATTCGCCATAGATCTAGCTAGCGCTTTTGTATATCTAGACGCAAGTCTGTCATACAAGTTGTCCTCAATCGCTTCTTCAGTGATTGCGAACGCAAGCGCAACAGTTTCCATAGTGTATCTAGCTGTGTAAGTCTCTTGAGCATTGTCAAAAGTTACGCCAGAACCTTCAGGTTTAACTGCAGCATTAGCAAAACCAGATAACATAACTTCTTCTTCAAACGCTCTGTCTGAAGTTTCTGTTGTGTAGATCTCAGCATGCTGATTCTCATAACGTTTATATTCCAGTCCGAATAGTGCATTCAGGCCTGGTTCTAGTTCTTTAACTAGTTGTCCTCGTGATATAGCCATGTTTTTTCTCCTATTCTAACTATTATATTCCTGCCGTAGCAGAGTTGTATATGTGTTCGTTAATCATCACTACCCAATTAACATAACCAGATGCAATATCGCTATTGTCTATGTTAGTTGATGGACCTATGATTTTTAACTGACCACTTGTTGTTGATAGCGTACCATCATCTAACATTGAGTTAGACACAAAGTTTGCTGCAACACCTGCTGAAACAACGATATCCGCATTCATGAATACATCAGTCTGCGCTGAAGCAGTTGATATATCAGTTTGGATTTCGAATCTTTCATAAGGGTCATCACTTACGAATGCTACTATATCAGATGCTGCAACTTGAGCATAATGATTAGCAAACGTAGGCTTACTTGTATTTGGGTCTGTGTAGAAAACACCATTAAGTGATCCAAGTAATCTGTCTCCAGCTGCAGCTTGTTCGATAGTTCCGCCAGCTACTGGTTTTACAGCATCTTGAAAATAAATAGTAGTCGCATAGTTATTTGCAATACTATATTCACTTAAACCTTGGTTGTCTCTATTTTGACCAACTTTTCCGATCGCTCTTAGACCGAAAGGTTCGTTTTTATTTGCCATAGAGGCCTCCTTTAAAATGTACCTGCCCTTGCGGGCCTCCAGTACGGGTTAAATGAACTTTAATGGTTTAGAAATTTTTTAGGATTTCTTTGAGCCACCAAAAGTTACACGAGTCTGTCTATCAATATCGATAGGCATACTTGGGTGCTCTTCCTTCATCAGATCATTATCCATTGCTTTGACCTTCTCATTATGCTGTGAAGCATAATATTCTTGTCTCTGCTTAATAATCTCTTCCGGTATCCTAGCGAGCAGTAGGCCGCCAACTCCGATCACTCCTGAATATTTCCCGTCTTCAATGACTGGAAATTGTGAATCTGGGTATTCATCGGCACGAACTAATTCGTATCCTTCTCTTAACGAGGCAGATACATTTTTCGTATCTTGAAATCCCATTGACTCAGCTCTAATCCATCTATGTTTAAAACCTGATGGAGCAGGTGGTGAATCTAAAGGTGATGGTGGAGTCCAAACTTTTTTATGAGCTGTTTTTTCTCTAGTTTGACTCGCACGTGAGGTCTTCTTATCTATTGTATTTTCCATATGCTTATCCCTCCTTCGTGATATTTAATTGTTTCGCATACTCTTCGAGTGGCACACCTAATTTTTTGGCGATGGTAACCTGTGATGGTGTGAGCCTCACAGTTTTGCGACCAGTTTTGGTACTTCGCTTCGCCGAAGCTACTGTTTGTACCGGAGCAGGTCGTATATTTTCTCCCGTTGTATTTGTTTTACCAAATTTGTGCGGGAATTCAAGTCTTATTCTCTTATCTATTTCAGAATAATACTCATCGCTTTGTGGATCAAAACCCTCTACTTCTGTTAGTTTTTTATGAAGATCAAAAGCTGTGTAAGTCATAGCTGAATCTTGACCAAACCATGGATTTTTATCACTCCATGCTTCAGCTTTAGGATCAGGTGTTCCTTGCGCTGCTTGTTGTCTCAAATTAACTTCAGGTGCAGGTTTTTTCTCCGTTTGTTGTTTTTCATAAGCTTCTTGAGCTGCTTTTGTTTCAGTCAATTTAGCTTTTTTGTATCCAAATTCAGATATGGCTGCCATTGCATCTGCTTCAGCTCCTAGATCATTTGCTTCTCTAGCTGCTGCAAGTTTTGCTTTAGCTGCTTCAATACCTGATTCGATACTTTGTTCAGTGACAGAAAGAAAGTTAGGCTCTATTTTTTTAAGTTTCTCTTCTGCTTCTTTTTTGTCTTTAATGACACGTTCCGCATAAGTTAAAGCTTCATCTTTTTGACGTTCAGCTTCTCTCCACTTTTTAGTTAGCTTTGCTATTCTTTTTTGTACACTATCACTATATTGTTCTAATTCTTCTTTATTATCTTTCTGGTCGTCAAGTTTGACTTCTCTTTCATTTTCGTAAGTTTGATCCTCTGGTACTTTTTCATCTACCACAGGTCTTACTGTTGGTTCTTCTTTTACTTCTGGTTGTTCAATTTCTGCTTGATCTTTTTCTTCAGGTACATCGACGTCCATTGCTGGACCAGAAGTATCGATATCAACTGTTTTGTTCACTTCTTCAGTGTCTGGCATAGTTTCCTCCTATGATTATTAATATTGATGAAGTATGTCTTCAGGGTTTTCGATGGTTGCTAATACTTCATCGTCGTTTAGCAATCTAACTTCCCCACCATCTATGTGTATTCGGCTGCCTGCATATCTTGCAAAAACAACCCAATCTCCTTTTTTACACCATGGACCTTCAGGAAATTTTTCTTTGTCATAACAATGAGGACCCATTGCTAAAACCAAACCGCATTGTGATGCAACTTGTTGTTTCTCTAAAGTTTCTTGTCCAAGGATTAAACCACCTTTAGTTTTTTCTTTCATCTTGAAAGGGAGAAGTAACATTCTCCAACCAGTAGGTTTAGGTAATTTATCTGATTCTTTTGATTTTAATCTATCGTAAGTTTTTTGTTCTTTATCTTCGATCTTTTTATTTTCTTCTTCGTATTTATCTGCCAAAGCATATTTAATCTTTGGTGTCTCCGAATTTGATAACTGTTCCTTTTTCGTCATTGTGCTCCTTCTTATTTAGCAGGTTAGAGATATCCTGTGATATTTTATAATAGGCATGTGCCTGTCCCATCATATACTTATATTTTTCCATATTGTCAACACTACCAGAAATCATAGCATCGCCAATCTGTTGATATTGTTCTTTCAGTTCTCTCTGTATTTTAGTTATTAATGTTAGTTCGTCCATTTGCTATTTTACCTTTATTTATACCTTTCTTAATGATGTATTCTCGTGTTCCGTTCGCACCTATCTCAACTTCTTTACGAAGGTTTTTAAACAGATTTTTTTCTTTTTCTTCCTTTTCTTTTTTTATTGAAAAGGTTTCTAATAATTTTGTATCCCGCATAACATATACTATCTATTTTTAATGCAATATTGTCAAGACCAGCAAAAAATTTATATGTTAATTTATCTAACATTTCCATCTTCTCCTAGCTTGTCTAATTCTAGAATTAGGATCGTTTCTTGTTTTAGCAGAAGATCTTTTAAGTTGACCTAATGATCTTGCACAATAAGACTTTCTACGTTTGGCATCTTTAGAACCTTTTTTAACTTTACCTGTTACAGCTGTTTTTAACTTACTACCAGGATTTGCAGCTCTATATGCTTTAACACCTTTAGCTGTCATACCTGCACCAGATTTAGTGGGTCTGTAATTTGCTCCAGGTCCTTTAGTAGTTTTTCTAATCATTTTTTTCTTTTAGCAAATGTTTTTACGTTGGTTGGTTTTGGTCCGGTATTACCGGCTGCTCTTTTTCGTTTGACAGCACTCGCCTTTTGCGAGCTTGACATCCGTGTGGCTTTTGCAAGTGGTACGCATTTCGGATATTTCCTTTTCGAGCCTTTGCTTCTCCCGCAAGGTTGATATTTTCCGTTCTTCTTCGGAGCTCCAATGTCCACCCATTTCTCGTTCACCCATTCTCTTAATCCTTTCTCGGCCATTAGACATCAACCATCATCGTTAAATCTTCATCAACGATTAGACCTCCGTTAGCGGCTTTTTTTCTTTTACCTTTTTTACCACCTGGAGTAATTTTACCA